ATGAGATAACGCACGCACCATACAACAAGTTTAAGTACCTCGTCACTTGTAACCGTAACGCCTATGGCATAAGGAATCGCTTCTATGGGACCTGCAACCCCGACCCCGACTCGTGGGTCAGGACTTATATTGATTGGTGGATTGGCGAGGACGGACTGCCTATCAGAGAACGAAGCGGTGTCATCCGTTATTGCTTCATGGATGGAGATGAAGTTACGAGCGTCTATTGGGGCAGCACGAGGCAGGAAGTCTACGAGCAGTGTAAGGACATCATCGACGGACTATGGAAGCCCGCATACGAGGCACTCGGATTCAACAAACTTGATATGTTCATCAAGTCCGTTACATTCATCAAAGGTAACATTGAGGAGAATGTCAAGCTCATATCATCCGACCCGAACTACGTGGCCAACCTCGCACAGCAGAGCGAAGAACAGCGTGCCCGTGACTTGGAGGGTAATTGGAACTTCAAGGCAGCGGGTGACGACATGATAAAGATGGGCGACATGGAGCGTTTCTATAAACAGCCGTCTATGCTTGGCGACCTGCGTGCAAGAGTATCTTGTGACGTCGCATTCGATGGTGGTGATAGTCTCGTGATGTGGAAATGGATTGGCAACCATATTGAAGATATATTCGTCTGCAAGCTTGACTCAAAGAGCACCATATCTGCCGTTAACAGCAAGCTCTCCGATTGGGGAATATTGCAGGAGGACTTCGTCTACGACTTACAGGGACTGGGGCAGACGTTCAAGGGGTTCTTCCCGAAAGCCGTACCGTTCAACAACCAAGAGGCAGTGGATGCGAGTGTAAAGAATGTCTACGCCAACCTCAAATCGCAATGCGCCTATGCCTTTGCGGAGGACTTGTGGAACGGAGAGGTCTCCATCAATCCCCGACTCCTTGACCTCAAATTCTCAGGTAAGGGCTTTGAGAATATGCCGCTGCGTCAGATTCTGATGAAAGAGAGACGTTGCGTAAGGCGCGATGAGGGCAACGATGGCAAGGGCTTCAAGATAGTGACAAAGGACGTAATGAAGAAACTCGTGGGCCACTCTCCCGACTTCTTCGAGTCCCTTTTTATGAAAAAGATATTCGATATAAAGAAGAAAAAACATACAAAACCTAAAGGATTATGGAGGATTTAAGTACATCAACCCGGCAGATTCGTGAGCTTTGCCTGCGCAAGCCGTTTGTGCGTATGCTCCCCGATGGCTATCATAACGGAGGTATAACGCAAGACCCCAACAAGCTGATAAACCTCAGCCCCGTTGAGAAGATGAGCTACAAGATTGTCACCCAGAGTGACTTTCTTAGAGAATATGACCCCAACGGCCATATCATCAACGACCGAGATTATTATCCGGACGTGTGGCGTAAAAACCCCGAAGATGGGCGTTGGTACATTGAGTATGTGCCACGTTACGCTTTCGCTTATCAGGCGGTGCTGATGGTCAAACAGCTTACCCACCTTTGCGCCAACGACATTCAGTTTGAGCTTCTTGACACCAAACAGAACGAGAAGAAGAACGACCTCTTTATGAAGTTCCGACTTGGCTGGCTAAAGAAGAACATGGAGATTGCATGGTACGAGGTGGCGAAGTCAGTGAAAAAGACGGGAGACGGAGCTTTTGTCGGCTATCTGCGTAATGGAGAGTTCGGATGGACAGTCTACTCATACGCCAAGGGAGATAAGATTTATCCGCACTTCGACCCTATCACGGGAGAACTTTATCTCTTCGCAAGAGAGTACACCGACATGGACGAGAAGGGCGCGGCTGTTATCTCTTGGATAGAGGTATGGGATAAGACCAACTACTACCGCATGAGACGTGACGAGGCGGGTACGATTGACAAGATTGCCAACAGCATTAAGGGATTGTTCGGTCAGTCCGGCTACCGCATTGTAGAGAGCAAGCCGCATGGCTTCGGCTTCATTCCGGTAGCATACTTCCGAGACGATAACGGAGCTTGCTGGTCCCTCTCGCAAGAGTGTATCGACAACTACGAGATGGCATTCTCACGACTCGCACAGAACAACCACGCTTTCGGTACGCCTATCATGTACCTCAAAGGCGAGGGTGTGGAGGTTATCGGAGACGAGAACAACGCTGTCAAGACTATCCTTATCCCGGAGGATGGGGAGGCGGGCTTCCTGAACCGTCAGGACGCATCCAACTCCTACGCTACGGAGTTGAACAAGCTGGAGGACATGATATACAGTCTTTCCCATGCCGTAAAGAACATCGAGCTTAAATCGGGTGATACCCCGTCATCATCTATCAAGCTTCTCTTCCATACAGCTATCGAGAAGGCTACCATTGACGCTCAAGAGTATCAGCCACTCATTGACCAGATGGTTAAGATATTCAGTTTCGGCTACGGAACGGAAGAGGAGTGCGAGCTTGACTTCCGTTCACTCAGCTACAACGTATGGATAGAACCGTACATTCCTCAGAACGTCAGTGAGCTTGTCACCAACCTCGCTACGGGAGTGCAGAACAAGTTCATTTCCAAGCGCACCGCTTCAATGAGAGCTTCCGTCTACACAACCAATGACGAGTTGGAGCGCATACTTAAAGAGATAAAGGAGGAACAGCAGGACGATGTACTCGCCAACTTGCAGCAATCTTACGGACAGCAGGTAATTAACTCCGAGGTGCAGAACGAGGGCGAAGTCGTTACTCCGATGAACCAATTGGAGGACATCGTAGACCCCGATAAAGCTAACGATACACCGACCAAGAAAAAGGACGGTTACAAAGGTGAGCTTAACACGGGAGGTCGTGGTCGCAAGAGTGGCAGCAAGGGAGGCAGACCCAACCGAAGCGGCAAGATTTGGAACAATGGCAACTACGAGGGCGAGAATAATTGGGACGACTTTGACCGCAACAGATAAATGAAAAGTAGTGCGGATAGTCTGGAGTAATTAACCGGATGAAGGGCGATGCGGACGCTTCCGCACTACTTAATTTTCCGCTTTCCGTTATTATGAAAGAATATACACCAGCCGATGAGGATGTAAGCTACGCGCAGGATTTTCTTGCGAGGCGCATCTCGTCAGAGAATGTCTACCGCAGTGGACTCGCGGATATACTGAAAACTTATGCCTATAAGATTATACTGATAGGCTATTCATACAATATAGTGCCAAAGGAATTCGAGTTTTCCCGAAACCCCAGTTTTGAAGCTGCCGTGGATGCGCTTCTGCAAGAGATGCTTGATGAAATTTATAACCTGCTGATAGAACAGATAAGTGCGCTTGTTGATGACGATGATGACGTAGAACTTATCTTAGCCTACTTCAAACAACTTGGGAATGGTACGCTTGACGTTTACGGGCAATTAGAGGCTTATATAGAGCGGTATAAGAAGGAGATGGAGGCGTTTATCGCTGCGGGTCTTATCATTGGTTATACAGCCTTAAAAACGCTCTCTGAATATACGAGCAACATGAAAACTCCGTGGACTGACAAGATGATTACGGCTGCGTTCAACGTGCCCGGTGTAAAGGCCGAGAGATTGCGCAACCGTGGTGTATCTTATGGCCGAGGTCGCTCCAACGTGTCGGCCACTCTTATGGAGACTATCGGAGTGGGCAGCATAGCGACATCATGGTGGCAGTTTGACGGAGCGGAGATGATGCGCGACGGTGCCATCGGATATGTACAGCTCCGAGGCAGCAACTATCCGTGTGAGATTTGCGATGCGGAGGTCGGCTTCCACCCTATCGAAGATGCGGAGTTTGGCTATCCTCACGTGCATTGTCAGTGCTACCGTGTGCCTGTTTATGGAGACGAGAGAGATATGAAATTTGGAAACTTAAATAATGGAATGTTATGAACCCGACTGATAAACTTTTGAAAGCCGCCAAACGTGAAGGCTTGGATTGGGACGTTTTTGTAATGGCTAACCTCGTGGCTATCGGTTTTAGCGAGAGGGACGCTTACTGTGCCGTCATCAACAAAGACTCTACATCCCCGGAACGTTACGACATTGCGAGACTGCGCACCATCACCAAGGACCCGGCTTATGCCGACACGGTAGGTAGACTATC